CTCTGCATTGTCATCATTAAATTGCATGTTCCATTGAAAGAAAGCCTCACCAATACTACGAAGAAGAAATTCATCTATGTTCTTGATAACTGTCTTGATAGATAATCCAGCAGAACCCATAAGCATTGATAGACCAGCAGCAGTACGACCTGTACCTGTTACTCCTGTTTGTCCATGTATTATGGAAGGAATACCTGTTTCTTCATCTGCAAGTTGTCTGGCCGCCTGATACATCTGTAGATTTTCAGGAGCAGTATTAGGAAACTTTAATCCTGTTACTGCTGTTCCAGGCTGACCTGTCTGCCGCCTAAAGATTTTACCAGGATAAATATCCATAGACTGACCGGGAACCAACTGTGTTTCATCAACATCAAATACCATGTTACCGGCAAGAGACAGATTATCAATAGCCATTCTTACATGACCATTCATTAAAAGTTGAGCATCTTCCATATTCTCTGCCACACCTACTCCAAACATTTGATATGGATTAATCTCATATGGAAATACGGAGTAGGGTAGTCTTGTTGGTAAGAAAGGATTTAATACAGCCCTGATTACTTTTCCTGCCGCTACCCAAACATTAACCTGTACAGAACCAGAAGAAGGAGCATCTGGTATATTTAATTCTTCTACTAGATTATTTGGTAGAGAACCCCAATACTCTAATACTTCAAAACGATTCTCTGCATGAGTAGGAGAAGAATCATCTTCTTGTAAAATACTTTCATAATGTTTTTCAAAATAATTTGGTCCTCTATCTAGAACTTCTTCAATAGCATCTTCCTTAAAGAAAGGTCTATTTTTTAATTCTAGAAGTTGATCATGATTTAAACGATGTCTTTCTACAATAAACTCAGCATCTTCCAAACTTTTCGCAGAGGGGTCAGGATAAAAGTCCCAACAAGATACGCAGGATATTCTAGGAACAACTTTCTCATTAGGAGTGTAAATTTTTTCACCATTTTTTATTTCCCAGTTATGTATAGTTTTGTTAAAATTAAATGGTCCTTTAACAATTCCTGTTCCAAGTAAAGCACATTCAAAGATTGCTTTACGAAGAATGCTAACTGCATTGGTATCCATTAATTGATCATGTATTTGCTTTTCCATATTACGAGCGGCAATTAAAGCTGGCTGTATCTCTGGACTTTGTGGAACAATAGCAGGACCAGGAACTAAACTTGGTGCTTGTCCATACTTACCTTCCAGTCCTCCAAGGAAATCATCTACTTCTGCCAGAGGAACATTCTTTATCTGTTCTAAAACAGACTGTTCATCCGGTGAAGAAAGATGAGCAAATTCAGCTATGCCTTCTGGAATAGGCGTTGGAGATACAGTAATAGGAAACTTACCGCTTGCAAAAAGGATATCAGAGATTTGACCAAAAGCAGCTAGTACCTTTACCTTGGTAATACGTACAAATACCTTTGATCTTTCTGAAGATGTGTATGCTGTAGTGGAGTCTGTAATTCCTCTATAGTTTTTATAGGCAGAAATCCAACGAAGTTCATCAGAAAATCTACCATTCTCAGCATCTTCAAATTTCTTATTTATATATCCTGTAAGCGCAGAAGGTGAATCTACTTCTAGATCAATATCTTCTTTGTCGTCTGACATATATTCTTACTTATTTGCTGAATAATGAATGATCTTCTGCCATACGGAAAATAGTGGCTTCTTCGTTTTTCATTTTCTGTTTTGAAGTCTGAATAAACTGACTGAATTTAGCACTGGAAGAACCAAGAAGATCACCTTCTTTAGCTTCACGATATAGACTACCAGCATTTACATCACTCATCTGACCGGCTGGGGTCTGTGCTTCAAAGTCAGATTTACCAGGATAACGATAATTAGTAGGCATATGATATCTCCTTATGCTCTAGAGGGTTTTCTTGTTTTATTGGAATAACTTTTAGATGTTTTACTACTCTTCTTTGTCTTCTTCTTCTTCTTTGGTTTAACTCTACCACCTTTATTCATTAAAGACATGTATTCTGAATCTTCATTAACTGGTTCTACATCACCAAGAAGTCCTTGTAATTCATCAAGAGGCGATCCAGAAACGTCTGGAGAAAGCATTGCTTCAATCTGTTCAGGAGTATAGTCTCTGGTTCTTTGAGTAAGAGATTCTTTCCAATCAGAAGAACCATACTGTTTTTCTAATGCAGCTACTCTATCATAGTCTCCTGCATCCAATGCTTCAGTAATTGCTACATCTCGTTCTATCTCTTTTCCTGATCTGCGAAGACCAAGCATTCTACCGAAACCTGGTTCAGCAATTTGTTCTTCAGAAATAGGAATATCTTCTCTATCTACAAAGGTTCCTGTCCGTGCAAGAATATCTTCAGGAAATTCATCAGAAGAAATAATCTCTGAATCACTAGATATTTTTTGCTTTGTTCTCTCTGTAGCATCTATTAGAGCATACTTGTCTGCACTAGACATTCCTTCAAATGTTTCAAATCCTAACATCTCTGCCATTGCTGCTCTTATTGGCATAGCTGCTGCAACATTTCTTACTGGACCTAGTGTTTGTGAAACTGTTGGTGATGGAGGAGGAGGTCTGGAAGGAACAAAGTGTGGTTGTCCTGTCCGTATTCTTAAATTCCTAAGAGCTTGCGCTTCTCCACTAACAGTAGGAATTGATGCTGCTCTTCTTGCTGCTTCTATTTCTGCCCTAGGTACTACTCCTGAAGGTCTTGGGATCATAGGTCCAGCAACTGTTGCTGTTTCTTCTGCTAAAGTTCTAGGTTGTACAGCCCAACCTGTAGAATCCGCTCTTCCTGCTGCTGGAGTCCACTGACCTCTTGCGCCTCTTAGTACTGGTTCTTCAAGAAGATCAGTACTAAAAGGAGGAGGAACCTCATCTGCTCGTTTAATAGCTTCTGCACTTGCAGGAGGGTCTTTATAATGGGGTCGGCCTTCTCCAACAGGATGCGGGTCAAACCTAGGAGGAGGAGGAGGAGGAGGAGCAATATCAGCTTCAGGAACTGCTCCCCTTTCAAATGGATGTCCTTCTGATCTTGCTGTTCTAGCTGTACCTGGAGCAGCATATGATTGACCAGCAACTAATGGTCCTTCAGGAATAGTTGTTCTTGCTGAAGGAGTTAATGAATATCCAACATCAGCCATTTTATTATAAGCAGCTTTAAAAGATTGTGCTGCTCTTGGAGCATATTTTTCTACTACTTTTGTCAGCATCTTTGCAACAGGTGGACCTAAATATTTTGCTCCTGCTATAGTAGCAGCTAAAGGACCGGCTAATCCTTCAGAAGCGACTATAAATTGTTCTTCTCCAGCAACCCTTGCTAACTCAGAAACTCTTCCTGCTATATCATGATATCTTGCATCAACAGCTCTGTTTAATTCACTTCCTTTTAATTCAGGATTTTGTGCAATTATTGCTTTTCTAATACTATTATCTTTATCCGCTCTCTTTATATCTTGTGCAATTCTTGGAGCTATAAGTTTTGGATCTCTTTTTGAAAAAGCTGTACCAGGAAGAAGAGTTTTCTTAATTAAATTAATACTCTCATTTACACTTCTAGTTCTAGTTAGACGACTAAATACTTTCTTTTCTTCTTTAGTAAGTTCTTTTTTGAAATCCTTTCCATCAAATATCCATGAACCTCTTTCTTTTAATTTACCATGCTTTGTAATAAAAGCATCTGCTTTATTTTTTATACTTTCCATTAAACGAAGAGTAGGTATTGAAAGTTTACTTTCTTCTTTGATATACTTAAATTGTTCTTTTGTTAAGGGTTCAATAACTGGGTCCATATATGAAACACCAGAAGGTATTCTTAATTCTTTTACTCTATCTTCTAAGTCTCTTATTTGAACATCATAAGATTCTATAGTACTTGTCATTGTTGGATTTAAGGATTCTTTAGTTTTTTCTAAAGAATCTATTTGTTTTAATAGTTCTGCTCTTTCGGCTGCTACTTCATTAAAATTTCTTGCCATATTTAATACCCGAATGTTGAATCCTGAACCTGATAATTATCTTTATGATGAAAACCTAAATTATGAAGGTTTCCTTTTGAACTCTGTCTAGTCATTAACATATAACGAAGAGAATCATAAGCGTGATCTTCTGCCTTGGTATCTACATCTTCGCTATTTGTTTTACTTAAAGGAATAGTAGGCAATGTTCTAACTATATTTGTGCATGTACTAAAAAATCTTATTCTTGGACTTCCATAGTCATCCAACATTAGCCTACGATGTACTTCTATCTTTCCATTCATCCTATCAGAATTAGAAGGAATCCATCGAACCCCTTTTCTGATCATACTTTCCGCAACACTTAAACCATGACCGGTTTTATTCCAACAAGATTTATCAAGAACGCCCATATAGATCGGAGGATCATTAGCTTCCAGGTGTAATACATATTCAGCCAGTGCTTCTCCGGTTAGGCCCTTTTGATAAAGCTCTCTATAAATCCATAAATTATTATCCCAGTCTATAGCAGCCCAAAGAACACAAGAAGGTGCAGAATAACCATAATCACAAGAACGAATACGTACCCAGTTGTAAGGTAAATCTATCGGATCAACTACGTGAACAAGGCGGTTAAATTCTGAGAAAGCAGCGCCTTCTGCCACATCCCAATCACCGCTTAATAATCTTTTACGCTCTACTTCAGGCAAAGAATAAAGCATAGCTTCATATTCGCCATCTTGCATTAAATATGGATTGTCTTTCAGACGAGCCGGAATAAATTTACGTTGAAATAATGGTTGTTCCGCCTTCTCGTGATACCTTCCATACTTTAATATCTTTCCTGTCTCTATATCTGTAGCCCAAAAAGAATTATTGGGTGGAGCAGGATCGATAAACATCTTCTTTACCCACCAACCTCCGATACCACCGGGGTTAGCAGAGGCTCTCATATACGTTTCTATCGAAGGATCGGTAGTACGGAGCCTTGATCTTAGATAATTCCAAACAAAAGGACTAGGATAGTGTCCTAACTCATCAATTCCTATCCAGGTAAAGGACTGTCCTTGATATCTGTATACATCATCATCTTTATCTACATAACTAAAGAGAGCAGTGGCACCAGATGGAAACTCCCAGGTCTTTGTTGACTCTTTAAACCTAGCATTCGGGAATGCCATAGGGTAAATCTGTTTACTTTTATCTATTAGCTCTGTTAGTTCTGCTAAAGTTCTTCGTAATAGCAAGGCACGATGGTTTCTATTGTCTGCATACCTTAACAAATCCATAAGCATTGCATAAGACTTGCCGCCACCTGCCGCTCCTCCATACAATACTTCTTTTTGTGGAGAAGAAAGGAACTCTGTCTGTGGTCCTTCGTTAGGTTCGAAGGCAATCTCTACTTCATTAGCATCGATTGCTTTTTTTACGTTAGGAGGGAGAGACTTTATTGCTTCCCCGGTTAAAGTTCCACCACTTTCCAAAGCAGTCAAGGCTTTTTTTGCTTGATTAGCAACATTACGCTTACTCAATGCAGTTTTCTTAGCTGCCGCTTCTCTTCTATTAGAGTTTCTTATAGTAGTCTTTAAAGATCGCTTTGCTTTTTCTTTTCTGGAGAGATTATAATTACCCTTCTCTCCAGGTTCTAATTTAGGTCTTGCCATGCTTGTACATCTGGTTCTTTTTTAGCAGGAATTAGTACAACACCATGCAAAACTTTAGATTCTGTATAGACTTCTTGCCTTTTTGTAATTCCAATACGATCCAAAATATCTCCTGCCGCTTTTAATCTTGTATCCATTTGAGAAGCAGCCAAAGTTCCGTCAGAATCCAACCCTTCTACAATACGATTAGCAGCTTTTACTGAATGGGCAGCTAAATGAAGCTTGGTTCGTTCAATAATCTCTTCTTTTAATGAAGGTATCAGCCAACTACTGGCAGTTTTTGCATAACCTGCTTTGTTAACGGACTGTTGGACGTTACCACCACTAGCCATAAGCTCATCTAGGAATATTTTTTGTTTAGATGTAAGTTCTCTCTTAGCTGGTACAGACAAAATACACCTCTTTTATACAAAAAAAAATAAAAATTTAAAAAAAGAATAAGAAAGCTTATAGCTATCCTTAAGGTTTACTTAAAGTATCTTACTTTTTGTTTATAATGTAAGTTTAAGGAAGGATTAAGGGAAAGTTTCCTTGTTATCTTTAGCCGCTTTTATCAAAATAGAAGGTATACTACTAGTATACATAGTAGAGAAGGATTTGTCAAGTAAAAAATGCAATAAAAGGAAACTTTTTTTTAAGTAATTGAATTATAAGGCTTTTATTATAGACCAATAAGGCTAAAAATTAGAAAAATTTGTGCAGTATTGCATTATATATACCCAGGTACCCCCAGTGGTGCTAGAGGCCGGCCTGTTTTTACGAGAGAGAAAGCCGATTAAACCAGTCCAGTTTATTAAAGCGAGTTTATTAATCGGAGCCTGTTTTAAAATTTAAGAACCATTAAAGAATATTAGTTTTACATTTTCAATCTTAGGTGCTTTTGAAAAACTACTTTATTAATCTTTCGATTGATTGAAAAACTACTTTATTAATCGAAAGGAATTTTGAAAAACTACCTTATTAAATTCCTGGCTAATTGAAAAACTACTTTATTAATCTTAATCGGTTTTAAAATTCACACTTTATTGATTATCTGTTTTTAAATTATTAATCTTTTGAGTTTTTAAAATACAACATTAACAACACCATAATTAGTTATTCCAAAAACCACCAATTTTGCCAAGTTTCACCATATGCATTTTGTTGGGAATATTTTCGCTTACTTATTCGTATACCAAACAAGGCTTGCCAAGATTGCTGAAAGTGTGATACGGGAATATCCGTTAACTCAAAATTTGAAAGGCTAAACAAATGAATGTCGCAGAATTTAAGCAAAAACTAACCACTAGTGGTGATAAACACCTAGTGAAAGTGTCCAAAATAGCAACAAATGTAGAGCTAAAACGGCTTTTAGATTTGTGTGACAAGCCAAGCGAAGTGGAAAGGCTAGCATTTTTGGATCATCTTGGAATAATTTTGAATAGGCAAACTGCCAAAAACTGAACCTTGGAAAGGCTCGAAACCATGACAACCTATATAAGCGTCCATAACACCACTAGCGTTTATGTCAGTGAATTAAACGGAAGCAACAATTCACATTGGCGAACCATTGTGATTGACGATGTGGAAGGCAACAGAACGGAAGTAACTATGTTTTTGCCTAATGGTACAGATCAATTGCTTATCAGAAGCGACAATGGTCTATTGAATGAGGAGGGCTGAACCATGCTAACGCTAAAATCAGCAAAAGAGATTGCAGGAACCCTAGGTAAGACAACCAAGATGGAATGTGCTTCCTATGGCATACCTGCTAACGCTTGTAAGGTAGGCGGTATCTTGGCAAAGCTTAAGGGTACCGTTTGCCATGACTGCTATGCCATGAAAGGTAACTACACTTTTCCAAGTGTGGCCAAGTCACAAGCCAAACGCCTAGCAAGCCTTTACCATCCGCAATGGGTGGAAGCCATGGTTAGGCAAATTCTACATACCAAGGAAAAGTATTTTAGGTGGCATGACAGTGGCGATATACAATCCATGCAACATCTATTGAATATTTTAGAGGTAGCTAGGCAAACGCCAAACGTCCAACATTGGTTGCCTACCAAGGAAGCCAAGATTTTACAGGATACCGTCAAGCTTCACGGAATGGATATCATACCGCCAAACTTCATAGCTAGAATTAGCGGAACCAAGGTGAATGGAAAGGCCACCAATAAATGGCAATGGACTAGTACCGTCCACGATATAGACCAAAAATGGTTAGGCGCCGAATGTGAAGCCTACACTAGGCAAGGAAATTGTGGCGCTTGTCGTATGTGTTGGGAAACGGATGTTGCCAATGTGAGTTACCGCAAACACTAGCACCACCACCATAACCAAACTAAGGCTAGCCTTGTGCTAGCCTTTTCTTTTGCCCTAAGGCTTGCCCTAAGGCTTGCCCTAAGGCTTCCCTAAGGCTTCCCTAAGGCTTCCCTAAGGCTTCCCTAAGCCTTCCCTAAGGCTTGCCTATTGGCTTCCCTAAGGCTTGCCTATTAGCTATCTAGTCGGCTCGAAAAGCTTACGAAAAAATGGTGTTTGTTACTCATTAATAATTTTATACGAATGGTTCCTGGGGCTAGTTCACCTTTTATATCAATGGTTTATGAGCTACTAACTTTATTGCTTTACAATCTTTTGGCTTTGCTATAATTCTATAATCAGATTTTTGAAAAGGAAAAAGCATGATAAGCATGACTGAAGACAGACACACAGCAGGCATCGTCAAAGTGACGCTGTTCGCTGACACCTACACAGAAATGATGGACGCATACAATGCGTTTCCAAATTACTCCTCCCATTACAATGCCAATATTGAGAAGCACACACTACGCTTTGCACCTAACCACAATGGTCGCAAGCAATGGGTTGTGCATGCTTCCTATTGGACAACATGTGAATAGGAATTGATCATGAATGTACTATCACTATTTGACGGTATGAGTGGAGCGCAACTAGCTCTACAAAAAGCAGGTGTGAAAGTAGACAACTATTATGCATCTGAAATTGACCCTTATGCGGTCAAGGTAACCAAGCATAACTTCCCCAACACAATCCACCTTGGATCAGTGGTTGACGTGAAAGGTTCTGACCTTCCCCAAATTGATTTGTTAGTAGGTGGCTCACCTTGCCAAGGCTTTAGCTTTGCAGGTCGACAATTAAACTTTGATGATCCACGCTCCAAATTATTCTTTGAATACGTCAGGCTCCTAAAAGAATTGAAGCCTAAGTATTTCCTGTTGGAAAATGTGAAGATGAAGCAGGAAAGCATGGACGTGATCACTGAAGCGTTAGGTGTAGATCCAATCTTCATAAATAGCAGTCTAGTCTCTGCACAAAATAGGCAACGTCTCTATTGGACTAACATTCCATTTGAAATGCCGACCGACAAAGGCATCCTCCTCAAAGATATCCTAGAGGATGGCTTCACCGATCGTGAGAAATCCTATTGCCTAGATGCCAACTATTTCAGAGGAGGTAATTTGAAATGGTATTTTGAAAAGCATCGTCGGCAATTAATATTCTCTGATCCTGTAAGCACAAAGGATTGGCGCAAGCTTACCGTAACCGAATGCGAACGATTGCAGACTGTGCCTGAAGGCTACACCTCAATGGGTTCGGACGGTAAGAAAATATCCAACACTCAACGCTATAAGATGCTTGGCAATGGCTTCACAGTGGACGTGATTGCTAGCATTCTCAATGGCATCAAATAGAAAGGAACAGGACATGGCTAACAACAGAACCTGCAAGGTAACGAAGTATGCATTTGTAATGCCTGTTTATGACTACGACATTGTTGATAATCCTTCTACAGGATACTTCACTGATCTATGGATACCTTGCGAAGACAAACACATGGTTTCATACAACGTATATGGGTGGGTATATGAAGAGCAAAGTTGGGAATGTATTGGTAGTGAAGACTACTACCAAGGTGCTAAAGAGATAGCTGACAAGTACAATAAAAAGATGGAAGAAGAAGAAAACTCTCTTGAACTCTTACATATATAGAAAGGAACATGACATGCAGAAATTCAACTATGTCTTCTCTGAAATTCCTAACGATGATGAGGGCAGAAAATTTATTAAACAAATGCGGAAGTATTACAACTCAAAGTCTTACACAATGAGGGTGAAAGGACAGTATCTTATTGATAGTGAGAAGGCTAACGGTGGTTGGAAAAAGTACCAACGTGGTCAACCAATAAGTAAATCCAAATGTCTTAGAGTTTATTTCTACCTTAAGAAGCATATAATCTGGAGGAACATAGGATGAAAGCGATTGATCTTATCGTTGAGGAAATCTTACCACATTATTCTGATGAGGAATTAACTCAACTATTAAAGCGCAGGCCTAACAAAAATTCCCTCTTGCACAAGGCGGTTTTAAAAGAGATGGGTGAGCGTTGTGCTACTGAATTTGAGAAGGAGTACTAGCATCATGAACAACAAAGGCAAGGTGGAACCCTTACCATTCAGAGACGTTACCATGTTTGATCCAGAAAGGATCGCAGCGGAACTAGAAGAGGCAAGCAAGGAGATGCTGGTCTATTATCGCATCAAGATACCTGGTATGAGTATCATGTTTGATGATAATGAAGGGGAATAAGTATGGATAAGAGAAAGGTTAAGGTGTTCTCACCTTGGAACTCCAGACATCTATCGGATCATGTCTTCTGGAAGAATACCGTTGGCTTGGCCGCCTCGAATCGGAGAAAGACAAAACGCATGTCGCTTTTAGAACAGCAGGTGCATGACGATATGGAGGCCGAAGGCTATACAACCTATCAAGATTATTGGTCTTCTAAATTAGACTAAGAGGTATGTACCAGGTGCATAGCAGCCATGCAAAATTAACAATGGACAAGGTGCTAAAAATAATATAGACTATAAGTCTCCTTAAGGTTAAGAAAGAAAGGATAGGTGTAATGTATAAAACAATATAAG